TCTTTCATCATTGCAGTTACTATAGCTGACTGATTAATATAGTTTTCTTTACATACTTTTCTAAAATCTTCTAAGACTTTACTGTCAACACTGAAATTTGCACGATTCGCCATAATTTACCCCCTTGTGTTTTATTCTTATATTTTTATTATAACACATTTTTAATTAAATGTGCATAATTTTGTGTAACATTTTGAATATATTTTCATATACTATATTAACCTCATAAATTTGAAAGGAGCAGCAATGAAAAAATCTTATAAAGTAGATAAACGAATACTTACTAATTGCCCATTAGAAATGCTACAAGAGATATATTTGAAACTTTCCGGTGAAAAATTGCCCAAAGTTAATACCGAAGAAGCTAAAGATATAATAGTAAAATATAGTAATGATAATTATTAATGTGAAAGGAGGATGTAAATGTCTAAAATAAATTATGATTGTGGAAGTTTAGAAAAGTTATTCTTAAAAGCTAAAAATAATAATTGCATTAAAAGTTATGAAAAATACAAAGAACTTGGCGGAGGTAAAGCAGTTAGAATTAAAGAAAATTATAGTGAAGTAGAGTTGCCACCCATGGAAAATGATTTAGATTTTTTCGACAATTAATAATTTAAAAGGAGAAATATAAATGAAAAATGTAGTTTTGAAAATATCTTTAGAGGTAGTAAACCCTGTTAATGATGGATATGAGGACATAGAGAAGTTTGTTAATGATGCAGTACTGGAGAAATTAATGGCTGAATATGATACTAAACAGTTCGAAGGTTATAAAGTATTAGTTGAACTTGATGAAAGCAATGAAATTCCGTATTAAATAAAAAAGCCTGCCGCAGCAAGCCAGTATAATTATTTTATTTCGATATCGTCTAATATAGTATCAAATAGATTTTGAAGAAATTCGCTTATACCCTTATTGCTTTTCTTTGAAAGTTCTTCTATTTTCTCAATAGTATTAGGTTTCAAATAATAAGATATTCTTCTAGGAGTTATTTTATTTTCATTCTTATTGATAACAATGTTTCTATTACTGGGTACAATTTTAGTTTCAGAAACATTTGTATCTATGGCCACACTATCATTGACAATTGTATTTTTAACATAAGTTTTAGATTCGAAGTCTAGGCCATAACCGTTCTTTTTAAATAGTGACGGAATTGTATTTTTGTGTATTCCTAACGATGCTGATATGGTCCTCATACTGTTTGTGGCTAGTTGCTTGTTTACGTAACTAAGTTGTTGCTCTAGTGTTAATGATTGAAATGTATCTTTATTCATGTACATCACCCCTTGGAACTAATATATCATAGTAAATAAAAATAGCCTACAGGATTTTACTCCCATAGGCTATTTTTGTTATTTATTCTCTTGTATAGATGCTCTTGCAGAACTTTGCCCAAAGTAGAAGGACACGATAACGGAGAACACGATTATAAATTGTTCGGCATTTACGCTACCTTTTAAACTTAATATAGCAAATACTACAGTAAATATTAAAGCTATTAGCTTCTTAACTTCTAATAAGGATTGCAATTTTTTCATTAATAATGTACCTCCTTTCTTAGATTAGATAGGATAGATCACTTCCTTTCTATTTAGTTACACCGGCTATGTAAGCTATGAGTTTGATTCTAGCAGCTTCGGTATTTTTACCATTCAAGCCATCTTCTACAAGAGGTTTGTCGTCTGCACCTCTAATACCTACTCTATTTGCTACTTTCTGTAATAGAAGAACCTTGCTATCAACCTTTGCCATTTTATCAACTCCTTTCTGTAACAGAATACCTGTATCAAATACATTGTGGTCTACCCTCTGCCCGCCTATAGTTAAGCTATCAGAATACTGCCACCCTATAGATTTTATTGAAGGTCTAGTTTTGCAGTAAGCAGCTATCCATAGCGGTAAATCTGTTTTGGATAAATAGTCATTGTAAAAGCTAAGTCCACTGTACAGTGCCGGCTCTTTGCCCTGTGATTTTAAGTAGTAAGCAAATTGCCTTACTCTTTCATTTGCTCCACTAGGTTCAGTTTCGCAATCTATGATGTATTTACAATCACTTTCTAACCCCTTGATAGCTTCTAGGAAGAACTTTGCTTCTTCGGTAGGGTTATTAGTCCTAAGAAAATGATAGAAGCCTACGTGACACCCTATAGACTTTGCTTTAGCATACTGTAATTTGAGTAAAGGATTTTTGTACGAACACCCTTCTGTGGCTTTGATAATAACTACATCCGTCTTGACTTTACTGAAATCTAAATTAATTTGATGCCCTGAAATATCAATTCCCCTCATATCCTCACCCCTTTATCTTGTAAATAAATACGTTAGTCCGGCGGTTATTCCTACGGTTATTATCGTAGAGATTAATTGCTCCCAACGCTTGTTAGGTTTATCTGTTATTGCATTTAAAGTTGCGGTTAATGCTGCTAAACTGTCAAATATTTGTTTGACGTAAAGTTTTGTTTCTATGTGTGATTCCTTTAAAACTGCCATATCTTTGGAATATTCTTTATTGTTGCTTTCTAAATCGGCTATCTTTTCTTTTAAATAATTAATTGTTTCCGTCATTAAACATGGTTCGCTCATATTCTACTCGCCTCCTATTGCCATTAATTTGAAAGTGAGGTATATTAGTATTACCTCGAATAGAGGGATTTTAAATGCAAAGTTCGGTGTGCTATCGGCTTTGCATTTTTTATTTTAATCACTCCTTTCTTAATATCATTTAACCCTATAACCTTATTTTAACATAGTGTTGAAATTTATTACATAAAAAAAGAACCAATTAAGGTTCTTTATTTTTTATATACTTGTTAATAATACCAACACCACACCGGAAAATGTTAAAGTTATAAAAGTATAGGCTACTAACATCCCTAAAAACCATGCTGGTGTCACAACTTCTTTAGATTTTTTTATATTATTTAATTGAATAATAAGAGTAGGAATAAGTGCAATTATAAAATATGTACTAAATTTCCCTAATCCATCACCCATATTGCTAAGTTTAAAAATTAAACTCATTGCTACTATAAATATAACCGGAATTATAAACTGTTTTAAAGATTTCATAAATATATCCCCCTAGAATTTTATTTTGAAATTCCGTACCTGTCTATTGCATTTTGTAGTTGATTACTGTCAGAAGCATTTACCAAATCATTGTAATAGTCTATAGCTAAATTGAGTTGTTCTTTCTCTTTAACATCTAAACTACTCATAAACTCATTGTAAAGTGATTCTTTTTCTTGAACTTTAGCATATACGTTTTTGTAAGTTGGATGAAGTTTTTCATATTCTGTAGGCTCATACCCTTTAAGTGGATTAAGGAACTCTAAACTAGCTTCCAAGCCTTTTACTGTTCCACCTAATTCAGCGTATTTCTTTACCCATTTGCTAGCAGATTTTTCATCCTTGTATTTTAATGCTAATTTATAGTAGTAAAGAGCGTTTGATTTTGGAGTAGTAGCATAAGTTGAAGTTGGTTCTTTGCCTTTAGTTGCTTCAAATTTACGTTTAACATCTAAAGTATTATTATAAGCTGCTGCTTTTGGATCTGACTTATAAACTATCGCATTGGACATATCGTCTTGAATACCTCCAAGCATAGGCAAACCAACAATTCTATTGTATTCTACACCTACACTAGCACTTTGTGCTAAATATTGAGCCTTATTTCTAATTGTAGAAGTATTAAATACATCTGGGTAAAGTTTTTTACCGGAAATTAATTCTGCCGGAACTTTTACAAACGGTGTGATACTGTTAGCAAATTTGTTAACTGGTGCTTTTGCCATGCCTATAAGTTGGTCTTTAATGGTTTTTCTGCCCTTCTCAATATCTTTAATATCTAGTTGAATATTATCCAAACTAAACCAATCGAGATAATCACTAAACGAACCTAACCTATTAAAATAAACCACTCTACCTTCATCATCACTACCTAGTATAATGTGTGGTGTTTCTCTTGCACTTGTAGGCAATGAATCTTCATCCTCACTGTGCATTGTAGCGTTCCATAAAGCTAGCATAGTGGTAACTAACAATGCTTTATTTGTAGTAGAACCTAAATTCTTGCCAACCTGTGCAACCGTATTGAAAGTGTTTGTATTTTTGCCTTTGCTGCTTAATTGTTCTTTTGCTATATCTGAACTAGCAGCGTTCTTAAATGCTTGTGTATACCTTTTAAAGTTTACTTCTATCCAAGAGAAGAAAGGTATCCAGTGATCTCTCAATACTTGCCCTGTTTCTGAAATTTCATCGTAGGCACCTAGTAAGTCTTTAGATAACTTGTAGGCTTTATCCGTATTAGAGGTTAACCCTTTAACTAGTGCTGGATTAGAAGTGCCATATTTGATTTTTCCTTGTGCTAATGCTTTTTTATAATACATAAACGCTGCATATCTCAATATACTTTCTCTATAGTTGGTAACATTTGATGTAACTCCTGTATAGGCCTTGAACAAATTAGGTAATCCTTTCTTTTCTTTAAATCTATCAAAAGGCCCTGTTTTATTTACGTCACCTATTTCTTGTGCTATTGTTAAATCTTCAAAACCTCCTAAATCTCTAAACTCTTTCAAACCGACGGTATACACTCCGCTTTTCATAGCAGAATACACTTCTCTAGCAGATTGAGCGGAAAACTTTAACACTCCTGGTTCTAACATACTGGCATCTATGTCACCTGCTGCATTTCTAATATTGTACTTAATTACTCCTAATGGATTAATAGTAAGCACCCACTGTTTCCATCCGCCTAGTATCTTTTTAGAAGCCTTTGAAAGTACATTCTTTTCAGTAGTTTTATAGAGTTCGTTTAATTTATCAGCAATTTCACTAGGAATTGCATATTCTTTATATTTTCCACCCAGTGCCATAACTTTTTTAAGGTCCTCAACTTTAACTGAAATTTCTGTAGCTAATCCACTTTGCAACTCTTGAACCATTTTATCAGGTAAACTATCAGCAAAATGGAACGCATTTCCTTCTCTTGGCTGCCATAGCGAATAACCTTCTGGTAACATATCCTGCCATGTAATTTTCAATTCTTCGCCTTTTGCTTTGGCTTCTTCTCTTAATTTTTTAGCTTCTACCTTTAATTCTTCTGAAACATCATATTTACCTTTAATTCTACCTATCATTTGAGCCACTTGCTTGTCATGTATCATTTGACCCATAACTTCATATTCAGCCTGCAAATAATCTGTGTTAATATCCATTTCAGTTCCTTTTCTTTCCTTTGAGAACCCTCTGTTTGTAGGAGTTTTCATTTTGTTTCCTTCTCCTAGGATATTTTTAGCTTGCATATATTCTAATACTTGATGCCTGAAATAGTTTTTACGATTGAATTTATCCGATACATCAATACCTATCTCGGCCATACCTTTAATGTAATCAGTTTTAATTGCATCCCAATGCTTTTCACGTTTGGCTAGCGCAGCTTCAACTTCATGTATAATGTAAGGTTGTATTCTAACCAACTCTTTTGCTACACTTTCCGGTGTAAACCCTCCTGGTAACAAATTACCCTTGATAACTTCTTCACTTAAATCGTCAAGTAAAACCTTTCTGCTGAATACATTGAAAGTATCTTTGCTTAAATCATAAGTTATATCGTCAAGTATTCTTATTGTTTCGTCAGAACTTAAATTTTTAAGTTTAGGATATTGAACCATTTCTTTTATAAACTCTGAATTTTTTTCTGTAGGTGGCACATTTCTAAATGTTCTAGTGGACATATTGATAACTTCTCTTATATTTTCCTTTTGCTTTTCTATCCAAGTTTTTTTAGGAACTCCATGGCTAGCTTTGTATCTTTCTTCTAGTGTTGCTTCTTCAAACTCAAAGCCTTTGTAGGTGGTATTTGACCTTTGCTTGAATCCAGGAGCAACTATACCTATACCTGTTGGAGTACCTTGAAAATGGGAAGGAACTTCTTCTGTATTGACACTTGCTTTTTTATCGCTTTCAACAAGTTTACCATCTTTGCCACTAATGCCTGTTGTACTACTACCATCTGCAAATACTGTGATATTTAAAGGTTTTCCAGCAGGAGATTTACCTTTAATATGGACAATTCCATCTTCATTCTTAAATATTTCATAAGTTACTTTTTTATCATCCATCTTCTTGGTTATTTTTTCAATCTGTTTATCTTGTTCTGCGATATCTATTTTAACTTCACTTGGTTTAACTTTAGGTTTAGCTTTTGCTTTAGGCTTATCGCCTAGTATTGCGAGTGGTTTTTTAGGTACTAAATCCGGATAATCCGCTAATACTTCCAGCGGAATATTTTCACCGTTGGCGATTGCTTTTTCAACTAATATCCTATGTGACTTCTTAACATTCTCTAGTGAACCACCAGTATCTCCTAGATTCGCAGCCATAACGCTAACAGGTTTTTCCCAGCCTTTCTTGCCCTTATAACTTTCTAAGTTTTTAACAGGTTTAAGTTCAGGGTATTCATTCATAATATCATCAGATAATTTTTCACCATTAGCAAGTGCTTCTATAATACTATTTTTGCGTAGGTAATCATATTCAAACCAACTGTAATCCCTATGGTGTCCGTTTGCTAAGTCCTTACTAATTTGTCCTACTGACCTGCCCATATAAACAGTTGTTTTAGAATTTTGTCTAAAGGTTCTAGGATTATAGCCATAGACTAGATCTTTTAAATGCTCAAGTTCGTGCATTACATATCCAATTGTTTTTTCAATATTTTTAGGATTTGGTTTTGCAACTCTTACAAGTGATTTTTTAGTTAGCGGATTATAAGTTGCTTTACCTAATGGTTTATTCCTACCTATAGGTAAATCAAATGTCAACGTAGTTTTAAATAATTTGTATTCTTTTTCAAAATGTTTTACTATAGCTTCTATATCTGTAGTTCCTAGTTTTTTAGATACTACCCTTCCAATTTCGGTCGCCATAAGGGATTCCGTTTCCTCGGAACTTTTATCAAATTCTTTCATATTCGTTTCGCTAAGTACGAAGTCGATTCCAAAACTCTTTTCAAAACTAGATCTTTCAGGTAATCCACTACTAGGTTTCAATGTTGCAAGGTCTTTAGTTTTTGACATTAACCCTGGATAATCCTTTAATACTTCCTTTGAAACTGTTTTTCCTTCTTTTAAGGCTAATTTAACCGCTTCTTCATGCTCATATTCGAGAAGTTCTTTTGCTTTACCTCTATGAGTACCTACATATTCTTTCTTAGTCTTCTTATAACGATTAGCAACACTTTCTTCATACCTATCTAAATCTTCTTTTTGTTTAGCAGCAGCTTCTATTTTATTTTCTTCTATAACTTTTAACTTGGCATCCTCAATATCTTTAGCAATTTCAGCATTTTTAGCGTAACCCTCTGCGTTTTTCTTTACCGCTTCTTTTGCTTCTTGAAGTTGTTTAGTTTTTGTTGCTACCAATTCATCCATATCAGGATAAGAATTTTTAACACTATCAGAAACTTTCTTTCCTTCTATAATCGCACTAGCTATGCTATTTCTATGTTGACGTTCAACTATGTTGTTCCATCCTAGTTCAGTTAATCCATTTTTAAAAGATTGTGCCTTGTATTCCTCTTTGGTTAGTTCATAAGGTTCTTTGACTTTTAATGTAGGAAGTTCAACTTTTTTAGCTTTATTTTGTTCTTCTATTAATTTAAGTGTTTTATCAATGTCAGGCTGCCATTCTTGTTTCGCTAGTTCTTTGGCTTCTGCACCTCTTGCTCTGTCTATTGTTTCCTGTTGTAATATTTTAAATTTTGCAAGTCTTTCTTCTAAGGTTGAATTTGTAATTTTTACACGACTACCACCAAAGAAGTTTTCTAACTTTGTATTTATACTATCTTGGCTTTCTTTTTTCACTGGTGTTTCGGTTTTTGCACCTATATTAACTTCTCCGGATTGTATAACTGCACCATTTTGAAGTATGATCGGTTTTACCATTTCGGTTATTTTAGCAACTCCATCATAAGGATCACCTTCTGGAATATCACTATATACAATATTTGCAGCTAATCTACTATCATAAGTATCACCTGTCAAATCATCCACTTCAATTTTATTCTTTTTAAGAAATTCCTTAATCCTAGCTAATGGTCCATCAATAGAGAATTTATTAACTTCTGTTTTGGCTATATAGTTGTTTAATCTCCAAAACCCTACCGCTAAATCTTGAATTTTCCCTTTACCGCTTATATAATCAGAAATTTCTCTTATTCCTTTTGACGCTTCTGATTTATTTGATTCGATATTGTCAATCCATTTCGCAATCCTGTCATGAGAAGGTTCTAACTGTTTATATTCTTTTGTTTCAGTTATTATTTCTTTGGGTGTTTCTTTTTTTAACATAGGCAATTCTTTTTTAGTTTCACTTTTAGGCTCATTTTTAGTTAATTCATAGTTACTAACTTGACCATCACTTAATGGCTTATCATACTCAATATATCCCCATGCTTCTTTACCTATAGCATCTACATATTGCTTTTTATCAAAAGCTACTACATCTGTTGTACCTCTTGGATGTGTTCCTATTGATGGAGGTCTTTGAGTTAAATAATATCTAGTAGGTGTAGAAGTTTTTGGAGTTTCCACCTTAGTTTCAAGTGTTGCTAATGGTTTTTCATTGTGCAACATTTCAGGACCGTATGCTTTTACAAGTACTAATTTTAATGAGTTGGCATCTTCGTACCCTGCTTTCGCGATTCTTCTAGCGGTAGAAAGACTATCCATAAATATTTTGTCTTTGCTCATTTCTGGTAATAATTCTATTAATTTATTTGCGGTTTTTAAATCTATAAATGATGGTTCATCAACTAACCAATTCTTTTTAATGATATTAATAACACCTTTTGAATTTTTAACTTCTTTTAATTTATTTATTGTTTCTCTAACCATGTTAATTCTAGCTTGTGGATATTGAACTGCTGATATATCCTTCAATGTTAAATCATTTCCGCTTGTATTGCTTATTTTTTGTGCTTCAAATAACAATTTATCAAAGTCTTTTATAATAGCTTCTGAAAAACCCATAGACTTTAATCTTTCGTTTGTGCTAAGTGATTTATTTTCAGTTTTTGGAGTTTTTTTCTTTAATACAGGAAGTTCTTTCTTTACCTCTCCATTTCCCACTCTTGTTCCTTTGTTTCCATCTGTTTTAGCATTGTCTGTAAAAAGGGATTTATCCTCTGCTTTTTTATTTTCTTTTGACCTTAAATCATTATCAATTATTTCTATAAGGTTCTTAGGTATAACATCAATTATTAAACCGTCAACTCTTTCTGACGAAGCTAATTCACCGCTTTCAACGCTTTTGATAAATGGTTTTATATTGAAATTATATACTTCTTTCATTTTTGAAGCATATTCTTCTTTAGATAATCCTAAGGTTGGTTCGTCTAGTTTCTTAAGTTCTACTTTTTTACCGTCAATTATCTCTTTTATATAAGATTGAGGATTTTTCTCATAGGACTTTTCGCCATGTGCAATAGATTCTAATAGGTCTGTAGTTTGCATAGCCTTATAATAATCATGCGTCAATAAATCGGTATCAATTTTGTTAACATCAATTCTTACAATTTTACCACCATAGTCTTTAACCGTGTTTTCTAGTGTAGTGAAGTATGCCCATCCACCAGGACTATTAGGATTATATATTTTGCCACCCTTTTTAATACTTTCAGCTATTTCGTTTGGAACACCTCTGTAAATATAACTAGGCTTTTTCATATCCTCGCCCTTGATATTAGTATCACTACTATTATATTCAACGGTTTGTGAAGTAGGTTCAGTTTTTACAACTTCTTTTTTAAGTACAGACAATTGCTTTTTAACCACTTTAGCCTTATCTATAGCAACTTTAGTTTCTGTTGGTGTATTTGTATTCTCTAATTGTTTTGATGGTGTGGTGGCTTCTGTGGTGGCTTTATTGGGTGTAGTTTCCGTAGGCGTAGTTTCTTTTTTAGATTCTACTTCTTTTGTGGTTGTTCCTGCTGCAACTTCTGTAGTCTTTCCTGTTCCTTCTTGCTTATTTCCTTCAATTTTAATGCTAGTCTGATTGTTTCCCTGTTCGACATTGGCATTTTCATTACCTCCAAACATACTTATTTGTTCGCTATCTACTGGATTATTTATTTTTTCAACTATATTATTATTACTGATATAGTCTATTATTTCATTTGTTGCGTTTTTAACTGCGGTTTTAATATTTAATCCTTCAAAACCTATCCTTGAAGCATAAGCATTTAAAATTTCATTAATTGGATCGCCTTTCATTCCCTTGCCCTGGTCGATAACTTTTAATACATTATCAAGTAATTCTTTTCTTTTAGCATTTGCATCTGTATTCAAGACATTACCATTTTCACTCAACACATCACTTTTCTTTATAGCTTTATTGAATACATTTTTGTCAGAAGTTAAATTGTGTTTAAGTTCTGAAATAAGTTTCATTTTACTAGCGAAGTTATTACCCATTACATTATTATTTCCTAGTCCATCTAAAGACATTTGCTGGTTTTCTTGTATATCATCAATCATACCATTTTGTGCGGATTTAATCATGTAAATAGCTTCACTTAATTCAGATTTATTAGGATTGTTAGTTTGAATATAGTCCATTACTGCATTTTGATTACTGTCATTTTCCTTGGAGTTGTTAGGAAACTCTTTACCTATCATTGAAGCCTTTTCATAGTTGAGGTTTTCATTCACTACATTATGATATAACCTATCATTTAACTGTGCTATGTTATAACCCTGTTCTATAAATTTGTCCTTAAGAGATAAGCCTTCTTCCCTTAATTCATCTATAGTGTAATTTCCTTCTCTAAATACTTGTGCAGCATCTTTAGCGGTTCCCATCCCCTCTGAAATATTTTGCAATGCTCCGATTTCTCTAGCTTGTTTATCAGAATATCCTTCGCTTTCTTTAAGTAAAATAGCATTTATGTTTTCGGTACCTGTTCTATTCGCAAGTTCAACTCTATGGTGTCCATTGACTACCCAGTTTTTACCTTGGTTATCTTGCCATACGGTAATGGTGTTAGCCTTGAGTTTATCGAACGTTTCCGCACCAGACAATTTTTGTCCGGTACCATTTTGTAGGTCCATATCTGCTTTGAATTGAAATCTTTGAGGGTCAACTCCTATAGAATTAACTTTAACTGATTTTATTTCATCACTGTTGGAAATATCACTATTTGAATTATCAGTTGTCAAGTTATCCTTTACTACTGAATTATCTATCGTTTGGCTAACGTCAGCAATTTGTTCTGTGGCTTGCATATCCTCTGTAGATTGAATAGTTTCTTGTGTTGGTGCAATTACATTACCTTCTATATTAGTAGCTTGTGTAGGCTCTACTGTGCTTGTATTTGTGGCTTGCTGATTAACTGTTGCTAAACTTTGAGCCTTTTCTCTATTCTTTTGAATAACTTGTTGCTTGATAGCTTCCATTTGTGGGTCTGATTGAGGGATATTCTGCAATGTAGTAATAACATCTTCATACATTTTAGAATCTTGCTCTTGCTGATTAAAACTACCTTCTTTTGTAAGTTGGTTTAAGTCTTCTTCGGACATATGGATTATTCCACCGTCTTCATCCTTTAAAGAAATTTTACCATCTTTTTTACTAACTACTTCTAAATCTCCCATACCTTTTATTGAAACAGTTTTAGCAATATCAAACATAGGATTACTAACAGGTGCTTGAATAGGTTCTTGTGCTTTAAATCCACTTACAGAAGTTTCTGCGGTACTATTAATAGGGTTACTAGAATTAAGTTTAGGCATTTCTTTAATTCCTTGCTGATAACGGTCAACTATATTTGCTACTTCATCCCTATTCTTAGCTTTCTCAAGTAAATCTTTTAATTGTATTTGCCATTTAGGTATCTTATTTCCGCTTGCATCCATAAAATTAGAGTTTTCCATGAATGTACTTTCAACTTGCCCTTTAGTTTGGCTTAAGGAAGTATTATTAGTAGCATTTCGACTATACTTAACCCAATATCCACTATCCGGTACAACTTCGGTATATCCTTTTTTAGTTAGCATTTTCTTAGGAAGTTCTGTTTTAACGTAAGTTCCGGCTTCTCCTAGTGCTTTGCCACCTACACCCCATATAGCACCTGTTACAAAGCCTTTTCCCATAGCTTCAACCGTCTGCTTAGTATTTGTACCTGCGAGGGATGATTGAACTCCTGAAAGACCTGCAAGTTCTGTACCACTACCCACACCTTTAATTCCGTATTCAATAGCTTTGTTTACTACCTTATTAACTGCATAATTACCGGCGGTTTTTCCTGTTGTCTTTGCAATGGTTCCTTCTATAGCACCACTAGCACCGCCCATATTAAAACCTGAACCACCCAATACACTATATCCAATTATTGAACCGGCTAAGTCTGCTATAAAATTAGTAACAACATTTCCAGTATCTTTCTGAACTTCTCCTTCTGGCCTAGTTTCTTGTATGTTCCTAGCGGTTTGCAATGCTCTGCCTGTAGAATTAAGCTTATCAGGTGTAGACATAATATATCCCAAGTTTTGAGTTAATCTCAAGGTAGCTTTCTTAATAGGATCAGTTTCTTTGCTAATTGCATCATTCATTTTTTTAATATCAGCGAAAGAAGTTTTGTTATTGTCATAGTTCGAAGCTAGTGCAGGATTAGAAGAGCCTTTATTCCCTTCGGCTCTTGATGCTTTAGCAGCCTCTCTATTTTTTTCTAACTCTGAATCGCTTATCCATGCTTTACTTTTTGTTTCCATAGGACTAAATTCCGGTGCTAAATATTTATCAATAGGACCCTCAACAGGAATCTTTGTATTTGCAACGCTTAAAGTAGGAAGTTTAGTAGGTGCCTTTACAGGTGTTGTATATTGTGATGTGGCTATTTCTGTTTTACCTGTTGTAGAATTAGTTTTTAAGAATTTACTAGGTGCAGAAGCTAAACTATCCTTCTTAGCTAATTCCTGTTTCTTGAAGTTGTCTAACTCTAGTTGTTGCTTTTTAAGTCTTTCTTGTTCTAACCTCTTAGCTTCTTCTTGTTTTCTAAAATCGTCTACTTCTGAATGTTGCCTTGAAATAGATGCCGAGGTTTCCCCCAGCATCGGCAATTTTTGAGTAGGTGTAGAAGTTGTATTATACGATTTATAAGAAGGATTATTTGTGGCATTTGACCTTATGCTATTTGCTCTATCTAAGAAAGGATTTTTGCTCATAGTATCTCTCCTTTATTTTAAGTTTTGCATATTCCATGAAGAATAAGCATCTGGTGTTTTCTTTACGTTAGCTGCATAGGCTTTCGACCAATCTGCTTTAAGTTTATCGTAAGTGCTTTGACCGGCTTCTGTTATTATTGCTTCTTTAAATTTCTCTAAATAGTCTTGTTTATCTGACAAACTTCCTAAACTGTCATAAGCATCAATAGCGTTCTGTGGTGCCATCTTAGCGTTTTGTTTTGCTATTGCTTCATTGATTGAATCGGCTCTGCTATCTGCATACCTGGAATTACTTGTGGCCTGCTCTGAATTGTACCTTGCATCACTTATTGCATCCCTAGAATTTCTATAGTTTATAGCATCATTTTCAGTTGCCATTTCGTTGGCCCTACTGTTTATAGTTGCTATTTTATCACTAGCCATGGTTGCAACTGTATTATTGTAATTATTATTGTCTAAAGTGATGTTTGCATCTATGTTTCCGAGTGCATCCGTTCTTCCGGAATTAATTCTATCTACATATCTATTATTGACCTGATCCATTTCCGCAAGACCTGTTGCGGCTATCGAACTTCTCCCTATCCCTCTACTTGTAAGTATGTCACTATAATTAGATTTATTGCTATTATTAGATAAATTTTGGTCGCTAACTTGTGTGTCATAGTTACTGTTGACACCGGTTTTCTGTTGTTGTAATGCTAGTTTATTTTGTGCTAGCGTATTCTTAAGTATTTGCACCTTTGAATTGTATTGTGGATTTATTTCATTCGCAGCAGCAGTACCATATTGGTTTATTCTTTGAGCATAATTAATTGCCATTAAAAAACCTCCTTTAAATTAAAAAAGACTTATAAAGTCTTATATTCCATAAATATATTTTAGATCAAGAACGTATCATCTCTAACCCACGAATCTATTACTGTGTTAATTCTATTAATACTATCTGTCTGTGTGGCTACATGAATATGATTAGAAAAAGGTATTACATTATAAATTTTGTTATTGCTATTTTTGTTTGTATAGAGAGTATTTCCAGTAGTTAAATTTGTCTTTCCACATAAAACACCACTAGAACAATCTGTAAAATACCAGTTGTTGTTTCGTATAATAATACCTCCACACATATTAAGTTGCGTACTTGTATTTGTTGCACTTTCGATTGATGTCGCTAAATTTATTTGACGGAGTGTATCATATCTAGCACCAGGCCGCCAATAAACACTAGCAGCATCGGTGTATCTGCAAAAATATAAAATTCCATTTATGATGGCCATTTCCTTACCCATTCCATTACTAAGCCCTAAAGTAGAAACCAAAGTTTCTTCTGTTCCGCTTTGAGTATATCTATACAGGAGCCTATTTCCGCTAGTATCATCCTTCATAGCATAGATAAATCCACCACTAAGCGCAAAACATACCAACTTCAAGCAAAATTCTATAGATGTAGTTTTGAGCAATATATCGTACACTTTTATTTTGTAATCGTAGTTATATACTGCATTGTAATATCTTTCTATATAAAATATTTTATCTTTATAAACGACAAAATCATCTACACCATAAGCAGAACTCACTATAGAAGTTTCAGCACCGCTTGAAATATTACGCTTAGTTATTCCGTTTTTAATGTAATATATAGAATCTTTATATATTCTGCAAACTGTTGAATCGCTAGCAAAAGTTAATGGTAATGTTTGTTGATATTTATAATAATTATAACCATCAACCGTCATCGGAATTTTAATTCTCAATTCAGTTACTCCTGAATACCGAATCAATGCAGCGGTTCCATAATCCTTAAGTGATGGTTTCCAATAAGTAGAACAGTTGCAATCTCGTTCCGAATCTCCAACGTAAGGTATAGCATTTGTAAGTTCTATAGTAGTAGGAGTTGAAGCCACATTTATACCCTGGTGAACTATACCGGTAACATTAACTTTGCTTACTCTTGAAAATGTATCATCATCATTTTTTATATCAAAATAAAGAATCCTATCTGTATTGTTTGTTATACTCAATATTATACAACTCAAATCTTCTTCTTCATATCCTGTAAGCCTTAAGTTCGAGTATATGGAAAGGTATATGAGTTTATCATTTACAGGCAATACCTCAACATAATATTCATCTTTTATAATCACGACACCAACAGTATCAGCTTTAGGAAATGTAGACCCAGCCTGCTCTGTATAACCATATCTACAGTAGCATTTACCGTTTAGGTTTTCTAGCTTTATAAATACATTTACAGTATCGTTTCTATCAAAGTAAACATAGTTGTCAACCGGGAAGTTAATTGTAGTGTAACCAAACGTGTCTGTTGGTGACACGCTTTGAATAGGCCTTAATAATCCAACTAAATCCGGTGTTATTTCTAATACAGGTACAATTTTAGGTCCTACAGAAATAATAACTTCTAACGGTGTATATAAAAGACTAAAATTATCATTTAACATTTTAATGCTTTGCGCTTCTGAATTTATAATACTTTTCTTACCATTTTCAAAAGTTAGCATTTCACCTATATAATCAAAGTTATCATTTATAGCCTTAAAACTTTGCGGTACAGTATTAATTATTTTATTCTTAATTATTTTAGTTTTGTCGCTTTTTAATTCGTGCATTAATTTATATATGCAATCGAAGTTATCATTTATCATTTTAATACCTTGTGGTGACATATCTGTAATTCTTTTTAAAATAACTCTAATCATTTTGCACCTTCTAAATTGAATATATTACTTCTGGTTGTTTGATGGTAAAATCAGATCCGCTTACATTTTCAAACTTGAAACTTATTAATTTGCCCTTATTCTTCAATTTAATTTTATAAGGTAGAAATTCACTTGTCAGCACTACAGTTTTTGTTTTGACTTTCTTTTCAGAAATTACACTAATAACTATGGACCCTGTTCCTTTAGCCACAAAATGTAGTGCTTGAATACTTTTCTTTTTATCAAGTTCATTAAATGTAAAATCTCCTGTTTTCCAATAACTACTAATACTAGCAGAATTGAAAGTAGTAACGCTTTTATCTGCATACGAAAAGACATTTTCATTCTCTGTAAGAAATAACAATTTACCATCACTGATAATAAAATCTACTACAGTAAAACCCTTCTTTATCATAAAATTATCATTGATTAAATCGTACTCAACAATAACATTATTTGTAGTTGAACCTACACCGGCAATAGCTAATATGTATTTATTTCTATACAGGATAGCAATTGCATTTTTAATAGCATCTTTAGGAAGATTCTTAAATACATCCTGTACTCTTTGTGATATTAGATTAATAGTAACACCATCAAATGTATAAATTCCATCAGCTGCGGTGAATATTATGCTTGTGCTATGGCTTTTAATTGTCCTATTTCCTATTTCGCCTTGGATATTATCTGCTATTTGAGCAACTGTAAAGTTGCTTGGATCACTCCCATATATTCTAAATATGTTGTTTGTCTTAAAAACTACAATATCATCAAATAAACCTTTAATCCCAACAATTTTACCACCATCCCATGAAGGAATATCTATAAATCCACCATGTTTATTAGCTTCGCCCTCTATTATAGGCATTGTATAATCATCCGCATCATAAGGAGCAGAAAACCATACTTCATTTTTCAATTCTCCACCGCATATCCACAATCTTTCTTTGTATAATTCAATACAAGAACCTTTTGGAGCGACATTCGCCCCACCAGCTACAGAACTTAAACCATCTTTTTTAAGAAGTCTTAAGCCTGCACTGTACTGACTTACCCAAATATTATCTGTTTCATTTGCATAAATTGTTACATTATCACTTTGCGATTGATAACATACATAATCTGCTTTAGGGAAACTCATAATGGTTACTATAGCATCACCATTTGCATCATATATAGGCAGTAATGAATGTGTAGCGTTACATCCACCAGCAAGACTATGAACTGAATTGCCATAACATAAACTTAAATTTCCTTTGTCTAAACTGCAATTTTGTGATTCTGTTGCTTCATTCAACTTTAAATATTGGCTATCGGCACTTTGATTAATACCACCGTCAAAAGCCAGTGTTATTTTACCCTCTCCCATTTTGAAACCTCCTAGAGAACGTCAATTATATCCGTATAATCTGCGACATAATTGTCTGTTGGAATTGAATTATAGATACTCATATACAGGTCATAATACTTCGTGTCATCTGTTATAACGAATAAAGCATAATACATTAACCCTTGGTGGTATATTGCCTGTATCAAAGGTACATCACCGTCTAATACTAAGTCTGCCGGTTTACTTCCATATACTAAATTAATACTTCTAACATATAAACCTAAAAGTAAATCTTCTCTTATGATTATCTTATTAGCTTTAACTTCTAAGTAATGTCTAGGTATTTTAAACATAGTTAATGTAAGCGGTGTTTCCGGTGTATCTAAAATTGTTAAATCCTCCACTGAAACAGTTACATATAAAGAATGATAAACTAGAAAATCTGTAGGTAAATCCAATGTAACCGTTGGTAGCAAGTATTCTTTTTCTGTTATAATACAATCCTTCTGTGCAAAATTTACATAGGCTTGATTGATAACACTTTTCACAAGTGCCATTTCACTTCTTTCATTTCCTTTGAATTTTAATTTTCCGTTTATAATAGTTTGGATATCTTTGAAATTCATTTGTTACCTCCTTATACTGTAGCTTTGTATGGTTTTAAAAGTCCTTTTACGTTAAAGGCATCAACCATAAGTGTTTTAGCTTCTAGGTTTATTATTTCTATATAATGTTCTTTGTCAATTAAGGCTAAATCGCTATATACAATTTGTTGTTGCGCAGATATACCTATCAATGAAATTATATGATCTATTCCATCTATTTTTACATTGACGTTTGTGGAAAAACTACTTGTTGAAGTAGCGGTTACAAACTCGAATTTAGTTCCTGTAAAATTAAATTGTAATGAACTATTTAAGGAAACTGTATATTTGAATGTATTATTAATATATAGAGGTTGAGAATTGCCCTCCACCCATGTTCCTAAATAAGTAATATTTGCGTTTCTATCATCGAAAACACCATCAATACCTTCGGCCGGAACAAACAAATTGACATAAGGCTTTAGGATACCTCTCACTTTGAAAGCATCTATTATAAGATAAAGTGACTTCAATGTAATGATTTCTACGTAATGTTCTTTATCTTCCAAAGCTAGGTCACTGTATACGATCTTTTGATTAGCAGCACTGGTGCTTAATGAAATGATGTGACTTATTCCATCTATTTTTACATTTACACTATCAGAATAACCGCTAGTTGACGTAGAAGTTATAAATTTAAAACTTGTTCCTGTAAAATTAAACTTAACTGAACTTCCAGAAGAATTTGCATATTTATAAGTGCTATTAAAAAATGAAGCACTTGTTGCCGCTAACCACCCCGAGCCAACATAAGTAAGGTTACTATCTCTATCGTCAAACGTAACCTCTGTAACTTCCGTTACTGCACCTGTACTTACATCCGCCCCATTTACTATACATATAACATCTAGTCCATTATAGATAGCCTTTACTGATTTCAAACCGTTAAAATTCATATTAAGCACCTACTATATAAAGAGTATTATTTGTTAATTTAGTTGCTGGCAAAGCATCATATGCAGATTGGGTGACTACAATTATTGGAATAGTGCTAGTTCCGTTAGTTCCGTTAATTCCTGTGATACCTTGTATTCCCTGTATTCCTTGGTCGCCAGTATCCCCCTTTGTGCCAGTATCTCCTTTAATTCCTTGAATACCCTTAGTACTTGCAATAAAATCCGATTCTGTTCCTGCGTTTCCTAGATTCAACCATGATTGATGTGCTGATATTCCTTGGTCGCCTTTATCGCCCTTGTCACCTTTAACTCCATCTGTACCAATAGAACCGTCAATACCTTTAAGCCCGGTGTCACCTTTATCGCCTTTCTCACCTTGGATGCCTTGCATTCCTTGGATGCCCTGTAACCCTTGTGCTGCGTATTCCCCCGGAGCACCCTTTAAGCTAGCTATAAATTCCGATTCTGTACCATTATTACCTAAGTCGATCCATATTTCATAAGCAGATAAACCGTCTTGTCCTTGAATAGTTTTCGACATTCCTTGAAGGCCTCCTAAAGTACTTTTAGTATAATCGGCCACTATTTAGTCACCTCTTTTTTCTCTATCCCTACTATAGAATTAAACTCATTTAAGAGCGTTGTTGCAGCATTGAAGTTATTTACTAATACTTGATACTGATATGCTCCATAAGTAGCCAATACACTATGAAAAATAGCCTTTACACTAGGCTCATTCTCCTTGTCTGTAGCTAATATCATATCTACAGGAATATAATTATAGATCATTGTAAGATCACCAACTAAATCACTATCATTAACTAAAATAAAATCACTTTCAAGCGTAAAATCATTTACCGAAAGCTTCATACCATCAGAAGTTAATAGCATTGAAAGCCCTATAAAATCCGCTGGTAATATAGTAGGTATATTTTGAACTACAGTTAATTCTAAAATTTTGGATTTTTTACTTTGAGTTGCAATAAGTTTTATAGCTGAATTAATTCCAGCCATAATAACTGATTCTATTTGCTTATCTCCTTCTTTAGCATTGACACGATTAAGTGCTAACTTATATATTTCTTTAAGTTTCATTAGTCTTAACCTCCCTACCCAGTATCATGTTGAACTCATTTAAGAGCATACTAGAAACCTCTATATTCTTTTGTGATAAGAAATAACTATAACTTGCATAAGTAGCTAGAGCAACTGCGTACATATCATTAACACCTATGTCTGTAGTTTCTGTTGTTATGAAAGTTGGTATAGGTATATAAAGTAATGTAAATGTGCCTGTTGTGATTTCTGAAACCCTCGGAAAGAAAGTATCTCCTATGATTTCGAAATCTGTTTTTGCCATTCTCCCATATGTAGAATGAGTAGCATCTACAAAACTATAATAATCAGTAGGAAGTGTTATTTTTGATGAATAAGTTAATGAAGCACTTTTGACTTTTTTGTCTAAGGTTATTGCAATGAGGTTCATAGCTTGATTGATTGCAGCTTTGAATACACTTTGCATCTGTTCATCCTGGTCCGCTGGGTCTTCGTCACATTTGTAATAAGCTAAATTTAGTATCTCTTGTAATGTCATTCTTTCAACTCCTTTCAAATAAAAAAGGACTAATTAAAGTCCTATTGTTATTTATTTTCGATGTATATTTGTTGTATATTTGTATAAGTTTTAAATGGTAGTTACTGCGCCATATTTTCCTATGATGACACTAACTAAAAACCTATAGCTATCCACTGTACAACATCGTTTACAGTGCCACCTATTCTTTTAATTGAAAACTTAGTTTTATCTCCCGACAAAGTTTTAATAGTTGATGCTCCATCTGTTGGGTCTTTTAGAGTTCCTTGTATTTGAAAACAACCATTCGCAAAAGGGACTGTAAACACAACTTCTAAAGTAGAATCCATAGCAACTGTTGAATTTCCATATTGTATAACAAAAGGAATACCATCCATAGTAGGGATTTCAATTCTTCCTACTCCTGTGCCTGTTCGGGTAGCTGTCGCTAATTCTTTGATAGAAATTAATTCGCCTTTTGAAACTACATTTAATGATTTATCAGATTTTCCTACTAATAAAAAATCATCTTCTTTTTTTAATTTATTTTTTTCATAATTGGTTATATTGTTTGTTTCTGATATTTTTACCATGTTATATCACTCCTCCCCTTTATATTGCCTACAAAGCTTTCAACTCCATTAAAGTTTACAACATAAGTTAAATCCGTTCCTTCTACACCGTTTACAACATTTTTTCCATATCCTTTACACTCAATAACATATTTAGGCACTTCGGGACTCACGCTTGATTCAGTGTCAAAATAATAAGCATCCATTCTACCTATGCTACTATCTAAAATTCCACTAGCTTCGCAACCGATAGATATAGAATAAACATTATTAACATCTGCCACAATCGGGCCTTCGCACTCGTAATATCTACATCCAACTCTTAGCATATTCATGCCATCGTGTGAGGTACTACCATTATTGGAATAATTAGGTTGACCTGTTTGCAACTTATATTTTCCAGCCCCAAAGCCTATACAATTTACTTCTACTGCCAAACTAGTTTTATCTGTAGTATGATAATTGAAACAATCTAAAGTAGGATGACTTACAATACAATCAAATGAATAAACTTTATAAACTCCTACTTTATATAAACCATTTTCCCATGCTCTATGCCACTTGCAACCAAAATAATAAAAAGAAGCATTAATGTTATTTCCTGTAGCGTTTGTAAATGTAGAAGCAACAAAACCTACATTTTCATACATTGTTACCCTTGGAAATGCTTGATTTTCAGTAATTACTGTACTACTAATGACTAATACTATTTCATTTATATCGTGATTATCAAATTTATTGCAAAAAACATCATACCCAGTTCTGAAAAACGTTCCCTTTGTTGCTTGGCACTCTGCTAAAGTCAATACTTTTGTATAAAGTTTAGGCATTTTAAATTCTTCTAATTTTGTCAAATTAACTACATCTAATACATCATGGCTAGATGTTTGGGTTGTTTTATATACTCCACTATCAGCAACCCAAGCACTAGTATATGAGTTTAAAAGTGAGTTTTTAAATCTACCAATCCATGTAAATTTACTTGCATTCATTGGTCTGAATAATATATCTGCATCAAAATCAATAATAATACTGTTTGAGCCACTAGAATTTAAATAGTAAATATAATCTAATAAATTCAATATAAATTTTTTCTGCGTTCCATAAGTTCCCAAATTAAATGCAACTCTAAAAGCTGATAACGACATTGGTGTATTATATGCCAACCCATTTCCACTACCCGTACTGCTTATATAAATGTTAGTTGAATCACTCCAATCAAACTGGTTATTCGGTGTTGCATTGCTATAAAATTCATTATATTTATTTTTAAAAATATCAAACGGAACTTTCGGAAATGTACTAGGTAGATTTAATTTTCCATTATTAAAATAAGGTGTGGTTTTATCTTCAAGTTGTTGCACATTATTTGCCAATGACGAAGCATTACTCTCTATAGCAGAAGCATTACTTTCTAATTGTCCTTCTATTTTATTCATATTTGCTGCACTAGCCAAAGTTATTCCGTCGGTCCATGCGGTCTTGTTATACATTATCAACCACCTCACCTATTTTAAATTCTCCTATTTTTTTAGTTCCTATTTTAATCCTACGAACCTTAGGAACTTTTTTATTATTTAATACAATAGCCATCAATCTTATATCCATTAATACACCCAATAGCGAATTATTGCAGTTCCGCTTAGTGTTTTATAGTATAATTTGCCTATAATGCCTTTATGGTCCTGTAAAGGTATTAATTCGCCTGCTTGATATGTTTGATAGTGTAAGTTATCATTTATACTTATTTCGCACTCTGCATCTGTAGTAATTATCATTGTAGGGTTAATGTCACTATTTACATTTTCCGTTTGTTCATCCATAGTTACTGCCATTTTGCCAACTAAAATCATATTATATCCTCCTTTTAATCAAATTTAATTAAAAAAAATGCAGGACCGTTAAGCCCTGCATAGTTGTTAGTTAGGTACGATATTACCTATAATCCATCTCCAATCATTAAAACCGTTACTGAATCTCATATAACCACGAATATTCCAGTTGTCTGTATTTAAATCCACCCAACTCTTAGTTTCTAGTGGTGTTCTGTTAATGAAGAATAGGTTTTTCTTCATGGATTTTGAATCTACACCAAACCACGTTTTAGGTGAATCCATGTAGTCAGAAATTATTAACTTATACTTACCAAACTTAGTATTAGTTGTTCCATTTGGTGAAGCAAGTCCGTTTGGTGTGCCTAAGATTTCCCATGCCACATCTCTTAACTCAAAAGGAATTATAAGGGTGTCCATTTTGAAATTACCCTTGATACCTGAATCAGTAACAAAGTTCTTGAACATATTTTCTACTAAAGTAAGATTTTCCGCAGTTAATGGTAATACTGTAGCATTTGATTGAATCTTACCTTTTTTAGTTTTTGATGGATGCGAAGCATTAACAAGGCACTTGCCATCTGCTCCAAGTAGTGAATAAGTTTTACCATTTGTAGTAGTATAACTATCTTCTGTACATTTATTGAAAGGAAGGTGAACGAATCTTTCTTTAGTTCTGTTAGCTGAATCCATTAAGTTTCCAGCTTGATTTTGCATATCAATTAATTGCGCATCATCTATTGTTTCTCTCTTGATTGAAATACCTTTCTTAAATACTTCTGGTACGAAAGTCTTAGTGTAACCTTCTTCCATGCCTTCAAAAGGTACTTCTGCATCTGTCATTTCAAATTCTCCGATGCCTGTCATTCCTCCTATGCTCTCACTGTAATGCTTAGAATCTTTAACAGTATAAAACTCCTTTAAAAGAGAATTTTGAGCGTTATCCGCTTCTTCCTTGAGCATATATGCCATTAATGGTCCTTCGAATCTTCCAATAGCTAAATCTATTTTTCCAGCAGTAGCTTTAATTATCAAATTTACCAACTCCTATTTTTTATTTTTGAGTATTAAAAAAAGTCCTTCATTATAAAGAACTTTGGTTTGAAACTATGCGAATACTACGATTGCTTTTTTATTAACTGCATCATAACCAACTATTTCAACTTTTCCAGTTGTTAAATTAGCTGCATCTATACTTAAACCATCCGCAGATATTGCAGCGGTAGCAACACCAATTGTAGGTGTTCCTATTCCTGTAACATCGCATTTATATCTATTGTCTTTTCTAATCTTAAGATATTCAGTTTTAACATTGGCTCCAGCTGCGGTATCTGCATTTAAAATCGCATAAGGTGTTACAAGTGGAGTAGCTTTTGTAAGTCTACCAGCCACCAACATAACAAGTTCACCGCTAACCCCTGCTTCTGCATCCTTCATTAAAATTGCATCTTCTGTATTCATATTTGGAGTGTATATAGCACTATGAAAATCAAACATTTAATTACCTCCCTTTATTTTAAAAACTGTTTTTGGAACTTGATAGCTTGTTTTTCTGTTATTCCCATTGACTTATAAATTGCTAGAGTTTCTTTATCTACGAATACATCATTCCCAGCACTTGCAGATTCTTTCTCTGTTTTCAAATGCTTCTTGGAATTAATTTTATTCAAAGTTTCCTGTCTAGCTATTTCTTTTGCTTTTTTAGTAGATACTTGATTGAGTTTATCCGCATTTACAAGTTTGAACGCATCTATAAGATCATAGCCTTTATCGTATTTATCCCACACTTCTTGGTCTATGTCTTCTGGCTTAGTTACGAACTCTGGGTATTTAACTTGTAACGCATCGTAATCAGCAAACAGTTTGCTATCTTCCGCAGCCTTAACCGCTTCAACATCTACTTCTTTCTCCGCAGGTTTATTAGTAAGTTTCCATGCCTTTTCAAGTAACTCAAGGTCATAGCCTTTTTCCTCTAACTCTGCTTTTGTATTAGCTTCAACTTGTTCAGACATCTTAGACATATAGTCTTTCATGTCTGTTGCTCCTTGACCCCTTGCAAACTCGTCAAGTGCTTTCATTTCCTTCTCGTGTTCTTTTTTCTGTCTTCTAAGGTCTGCAAATGCGCTATTTGCTTCTTTAGATTGTTTTACATCCTCCGGTACTTCTTCCTCTTTATCAGGAATTGTTTCCGTTTCTTCCTCTGTTTCTTCTTCTGTTTCTGTTTCTTCATCCTCATTTAAGAAGTCTGGTGTTTCTTCATCCTTAGCACCTGTGAAGAAGTTTTCATCATATACAAATTCTTCTTTATCTGCTTGTGGCTCGGCGGCTGCCACTTCTTCACCTTTTTCAGCAAATAATTGAAGATTCATTTTTAAGTTTGGGATAGTTTCTATAATTTTCATATTTTCTCCTACACATCTTAATGATGCGACATATTTCCGCTATCGAATGCGCTATATTATTGCTTTGGGTACATAGTCTTTGCTACGTGTCATAAAACAAGACGTTTCAAACGACCTGTTTTAATAGGCATTAAAAAAGAACCTACAATTAAGTAGATTCTATTTGCCTTTTTTACCTGCTCTTAAGTCATTACCTTCAAGCCATACTGACGTACTCTTTGTGTTTCCAATTGGAGTACCGCTAACCTGACGAGTATCTGTACTTTGTTGCTTACCTCTACCTTCTTTTTCAGCCATGTATATCACTTCCTTTCTTCTAATAAATATCTATTGATGAAACGTGTTAAGCATTTTAAGGCAGAACCTACACTCTTGACTAAAAGTAGTGTTCACTTATTACAGTTAACTCTTACTGCGCCTATGCTTTTAAATTGACCTATCTTTTTTAGGATTTAACTTTCCGAATACAGAAGTAACCCCTTTTGCTGGCTTTAGGTTTGTTGCCTTGGCTTTTGTTTTAGCTTTAGGTATAAGTGTAGCTAATTGTGTGTTTTGCTTTACAGTTGGTGCTACCTTAGGTGTACTAGGTGTAAATACTGGACCTGTAAGGAGATATTTATTTATTGCATTTATCTTTACCGCCCTCGGTACAGACTTTGTTAATATTTCTTCATCATCGCCCCTATTGCCATATGAGTTTCTAATTTCAACTGTAGGCTTAATTACTTTGCTCTTTCTGTACTCATTTACAATTGCTTTCATTTAATCACCTCTCTAATAAAACTCTTTAAGTAAGTGCAGATACAAAAGGATCGTTTTTGAAAGTTCTCCAACTAGTTCTAAGTTTTGAACTTCTTTGGCTTTATCCTGAACTTCTTCTAGTATTTTTATTTGGCTTATTAATCGTTCTTTCATACTTCCTCCTTGAATAGCAATGGATTATCTCTTATTAATTGATGCAATCCACATGCTATTTCTTCTGTGATACCTTCATCGCTATTTTTTTCATACTCGAAATTTCTTTCTCTCACTATAGCGTGCATAATTTCATGCAATAATGTGACTTCCATACCTTGTTTATCTTGAATATCTTCTTTTATTTTAATCTCATGCTTTTCGTATTCAATCATTCCCTTGCAAGTATGGCAATCAACTACTAATATTTCATCGGTTAGAATGACTTTGTAATCCATACTACCTACTCTTATTATAGAAGGTATATTCATTATTAATTACCCCCTTGCATTTCTGCTAACATTGCTTGCTTTTCTTCATCACTACTCTCGAAGAACATTTTTTGTTCTTCTGGATCTAACTCTGCAATAATACTCGATATATCATCCTCTTGCGGTTGTGGATTTTCCTCCGGTGCATTCTTACTAAGTTGCTTTTTTAATCCTTCATTCTCTTTTATTACTGCGTTTGCTTGACCTTCTATATCTTGCTTTGAAGTAGCTTTATCCTGTTGTGCTATTTCTCTATCTTGTGTGGCTATGTCTTTAGCTTCTTGCTCTGCTTGTTGTTGCATTTTAAGTCTTTCCCTTGCTCTCTCTAAGATAAATGAAGCATTAGGCATATTGATACTGTCCATAATAGTCCAGTAGTCTATTGCGTCTGCTGCGCCTGTTGCCATTGCTTTATCAGCTATTTGTATCATGAAGTTTTTATCTTTAGCCATTCCAGCGTCAGCATTGATGTAAATATCAAATTCAGGATAATAATACTCGCCCGCTATATCTTGTTTTAAGAGTTTAGATTTATCAAAGTAACCATATTCAACTTCGGCTGCTCCTTCCACTCTAAAAGGAACTTTATCATCATAGTAAGCAATTATAAACTCATACATGAGCGAATATAACTCCCTGAAAGCCATATATTTTTCATTCGTCTTAATACTTAATCTAGCTGCGGTATTAGCTGAAAGAGTTTCTAGTGCTTTGCCACTCATGTTAGAAGTATCTGATCTACCTTGGCTAGCTTCTGTTACTCCTACTAAATCTTTAGCAGCTTGTAATTGTAATCCATATAACTCATAAATACCGTTTGATGGTGTTTTAATATCTACTACTCTAACATCTCCGGTTGGATCGTCTGTTTCTATTATTTGTGATTCTGCATCTTTAAGTTTTCCAACTAATCCGGCACCTTTACGAGTAAATATCTTAGTAGTACCTTTGTTCTGTTTTCTTTCTTCTTTGGTAATCATTCTTTTTATAGATTCTTGCTGCCTTTTAATTATTTGGCAATCGCTTATTCCATACACACTCTTTTCTTTAGGGATGTTATACCACAGTACAAAAGGAAATCTTTTGGGTACTTTTCTTTCTACTTCTACGGTGATAGATTGTGGCTCTTGTGGTTGCATTGTAAGCACTTCATTGCCTTGTTGGTCTAATTGTATAGGTTGCTCTCGTGGAACCTCTATATCAACCATTTCAGCATCTTCTATCTCTCCATTTTTATCCCTAGGATAATAGAACTTAGGTAAATCTCTTAAGATAGTATCGTCTGCCCAAGTAATTAAACCTATCTCGCCATCTTCATCACGATACCAACACTCTATAACAGATACCATATTGTCAGTTTTCTGTTTTTGTTCTTCTCCAAAATCTTCAAGGCCTATATATTCTGCACTTTCTAACTCTAAATCTTTTCTAAATTCTTCGCCATAAGTTCGGCACACATAATCTATTGTCTTGTTATCAATTTGAAAGCAATAATCCATATCTTCTACATGTCCTATTCCTGGTTGAGGTACAAAATTAACAGGGTGTGGATTGGTAGTTTCTATTCTACCTTTATAAGTTCTGCCATTGTAATCCGGATCAAACATAATTTTCATTACAGAAAAGCCATTCTTCTTAGTTATTCGCTCATTTTCTGAAACAATTCTTTGAAGTCCTGCACCCTCACTCATATATGTAAGGATTCCTTCAATCATTTTACGATTTTCCATACCGTCTGCGCTTTCTATTGCACTAACCGCCGGCTTTGGTACTGTAATATCTATACTACCTTCGATTAATTGCATTGTAATATTTACATTACTATCTAATTCTTCTTCGGCCTTACTTTTATTAGACATATAGATAGTTGTATCTTTTCCAGCATCTTCATCGTGGTATTGTCTATCCCAGTTGTTTGAGTTATCTCTGAAAGAAGAATGAGAAGTCATGGCTTCATTTAGTTTCTCTTTCCAATTCATAAGTATAGAATCTTTTTCTTGCTTCACTTTGGCTTCAATCTTTTTAGTTTTTAATTTATCAAGCGTTTTTTCAAACAATACATCACCACCTTAAATTAAGTACATAGAATTTAATCTATTTTTGTTGCTTATGTAACCTCACCATTTGCCCTAGGAGAGATTGTTTATACGTTCCCCTTATGATTGTACCTTGTGTTTTAGGCATTAAAAAAGAGAAAGGGTTTATCCCTTCTCTAATTCTGCTTGTTGTTTTACTAATTTGTAAAATGTAGTTCTTTTTAAATCCAACTCTTTCATTGCTGATGTTCCTGTTATTTCTCTACGTTTCCATCTATCATAGGTAAGTTTCCAAGTATCAGGAAATACTATCTCTTTTCTTCCTTTATATTTTCCTTCTCTCTTTGCAATAACTATCCCTTCCTTCTGTCTTTCTAAAATATTAGTTCTTTCAAATTCATATATAGCAGCCATAACGGTAGTCATTAATTTGCCGGTCGATGTACTAGTGTCTAAACTTTCCTTCAAACTTATAAGTTTTACTTTCTTATTATCGAAATGTTCTATTAAGTTTAATAAATCTTTTGTACTTCTTGCTAATCTGCTAAAGTCTTTAATATATACAGTGTCACCCTCTCTAGCAAATTCCAATAATAATTGCAGTTGCGGTCTGTTTATATCTTTACCGCTAACCTTTTCAGTAAAATACTTTTCAATGTTTAAATCCTTCATGGCTTCAATTTGTCTATTTTCATTTTGTTCAAAACTACTTACTCTTATATAAGCAAAGTTCATGTTATCACCCCTTGCTTATATTATATTCTTAAAGTGTTCGTTTAGATATAGAATATAAAAAATAATGTTCGTTAATTAGAAATATAATCCTAAATGGATAAGTATTCTTACTTTCTCGGCTTATTGAGTAGATTATACTCTAAACGGACACTATATTCTGTTCCTAGCCAAGTAATGAGCCATAGCTTTCGGATCGTTCATTAAATCGTCTATTAGGTCCTGTGGTAATCCCTTTGGAAGTTCTTCTGGTTCTCTTGGTGTAGTATGGAATATAATCCTATTTAATGCCATCGTCATAGTGTCGACCATATCATCATGCGCACCACTAGGAAAACTAGCACATTCTTCTATAAACTCTGGAGTAAATGAAGCAAATTGAGGAAGATATACATAACCACCCTCTATATCACTTGATATTGCACTTGCTCTAGCTATCTTGCTTTCCTTAGGTGTAATCGCTATAATACCACCTAACTTATGTCTTAGCACGTCTATAACTGCACTACCGTTGGCTTTATCTTCTATTAACTTAACATGAGCTAAAGGCCATTTTTTAGATAATGCAGTAATAGCTGCTAATGTAGTGGTAAAATTCATTCTTCCTCTTACCTGATCTATTAGGTATTTATCTGTTTTTATTCTACCCCACACTTGACCAACGACAAAATCGCTACCATCCGAATCTTTAAATGTTAAATCCCACGACTGAAGCATCTCGTCAAATTTGTCTGGGAGAACATCATAGTATTTCCACCATGCTCTTTTCAGCATATTACCTTCCATTGCAGTAGGTCTGCCCTGATATAAACTATTAAACGATTGAGGGTATCTTTTCCTTTCCTCAATAAATTTATATCCATATCTTTCAGGCCATAGCGGTTCGCCTAGTTTTCTTTCCATTACATCATTTGTTTCAGCTTCTAAACTAAGATTAATCACTTCCCATGGTAAAGGCTCTCCATATTCTGCACTAAGTAGCCTACCTATTAAATCATCCTCATGCCAGCGAGTTAAAATTATAATAACAATAGCTGCTGGATGTAATCTAGTAGATAAAGTATCTACCCATTCATCCCATAGCTTATCTCTGTAAACTTGCGAATTAGCTTCTTCACGATTCTTAACAGGATCGTCTATAATCATAAGGTCTGCACCCTCACCGGTAACACCAGCAAGTATACCTCTACTTATCATTCCACCTACATTATTGTCTAAATTCCAATCCGTAGCCGATGCACTGTCTGCACTCAATTTAACATTAAAAAGGTGTGCACCCACTTCTATTACTTTCTGCTTGTTTTTTCTTCCAAACTTTTGAGCGAATGTACTGTTATAGCTACATTCTATGATTCTATCTCTCGGAAACTGTCCTAGATAATAGCTAGGTAAAGTTTCAGTTATCTGCATACTTTTTCCATGTCTTGGCGGCATACTTATTGCAATATATTGATTAGCTAGTTCTATCTCTCCGGCCATCATACGTTTTTTCTTTTCTATTGCTTTGTTTAACGTATCACACATAAATTTGCCATGCTTGGTGTCTATGAAATTTCTATGAGTATATGAAACGTAAGAATAATAATTTTTCTTGGCTAACTCTCTTTTCAGTAATTCTATTTTTATTTCTTTACTGTTCATTTTCTAACAACTCTAATTGTGACATTAACTCCTCTGTAGACATTTCAGAAATTCCCTTGGGTGCATCTGTTGTTATGTTAGCATTAATATTCTTAGTAGATTGACCAGAAGCTAAAGCAACTTTATCATAGACAGTACCTATATAAGAAGCTATATCCCTTAGAGGTATATCCATGCTCTTAGCTAAAGTCTTTGTTACATCTGCTATAACTCTTGCATCTGTTTCACTATCCTCAAGTGCTTCTATTAACTTCTCTATGTTTTCATTTAAAGCCGCTGCTGATTTAGAAGCTAATACAATCTTTTGATTACCGCATTCTAGTGCATTATTTATGGTGGCCCACGCTCCTGTAATGAACTCCTGTTTCTTCTCTGTCCTGTATTGTTCTAACTCGTCTTTATTGCCTGTTGCTATGTTACAAACGCTGTTAGGGGATATGCCTACAACCCTAGCAATTTCTCTTTTGGAATTTCCAACACTTAACATTGCTTTTACTTCTTCTATCTTATCATCTGTAATCCTTGGCTTTGCTGCATACTTTTTTTTGCATACCTTTTTTTTAAATCTTTCCCACGCATACCTTTGCTTCCAGGACTTAACTGTATTAATAGAAACACCATACTTAATTGCTATATCCTTATATGGCATTCCAGCCTTATAATCTTTCTTTGCTTCTACATTAGCTTCTGCCATATAATCACTCCTTGTTATATTCTATCTATATTCTCTAGGTACAATCACACCACCCACACATTAACCTTGCCTTACGTGGCTTGTGACGAGGTTGTTAATTCCTTGTGATAGGCTCTTACTTCCCTTTGTACCATTCTGCCCCTGGCTTTTCTTACTTTACAGAATTTATTCTGATCTTTAACCATCTTATACTTTTCACAACACATACAACAAATTTGACATTCAGCTGCTATCTTCATATCTTCTAGTTCTCTTATAGCCATATTAACTGGATTCATATTCGCCCCCTACATATAATAAATAACAAACATTACTACCCAAACTACTAAAATCAATCTCGCTATCTTAATTTCTTTTGTTCTTCTCCTGTATTTAAATGGCCTACAATGATTTATAATCTACACCCCTTTTACGCTAAATGCTCTAATTTATTTATAGGATAAACTTATCCTATTTCATCCAGCTCAATCTAAACACCATCCACACACCATGCAATGACTTCCGTCTTGCAATTCACTTCCGCATCTAGGACACCTTGGTCTTTCCATACCCTTCACCTCATTTTACTTCTACATTTTCCAGCATCTATTTCGGATCTCTCTTGCATTTGCCTTTCCAATTCTTCC